AAGGACGCTAAATCATATGTAAACTTAAGAGTTGCTTCTGAAGAAGCGGCTAGTGGAGTGGTTGCTTATTTTGAAAGTTTAGGTCCGTTAACTAAGGAGCAGTCAACATACTTAGGTTACGCTAGAAGAATGGCGGATGGAAAAATACTGAGTCCAGACGCTATTCAAGATATGAAAGACTTAGAAGAGGCTATGGTTAAAACTGGACAATCCGCAGATTTTGTCATTCAGCAAGGAAAAGAAATTGAGACTCAATTTAACAAGTGGGAAGCAGGATTAACTGGATATAAAACTTCCGTTTCTGATATGACGAAAACTGTAGAGGATCAGTTAAGAACATTAAACAAACTTGACCCAGGCGGAAAGAATGTACAAGCAAGAATAAAACGCCAGAATGAAATGCTAGTAAAACTCAAAGCCCAGCATGCTCTTGAAGTTGCTATGGCGAAAGACAAGCTAAAAGGCGAAGTCGCGTTTATTCAAGCTAATCTAGGTGCCACACCATTACAACGAGAACGATTAGCACGTGATCAAAAAATAGTTGCAAACCTTGCAGAACAAGAACAAGTACAAAGAAAAATTAATCAAGCTAAATCCCTAGGAAAAGATGCAGATCAAGATCATATAGATATTCTTGATTTACAACTACAAAAGTTACAAGGACAAAATGCAGAACTCGAAAGAGCTAATGATCTCAGACAAGTAATGCTTGATGATATGAAAGCTGATTTTGAAAGTGGACTACAAAAAGGAATAGCTGATGTACTAAAAGGAGATGCGTCTATTAAAGAAGCTTTAGCTGGACTGGCAACAAGTGTAGCTTCAGGAATGATAGATAATGTTGCTAAAAACTTAACAAATTCAATCATGGATACGATAGGTTTTGAAACAGAAGCACAGAAAAATGCTAGTGCAATGAAGGAAGGGATAGAGCAAGGAATAACAGATGGAGCAACAGCAATAGATACAAAAATAAAAGAGGAAAGCGCCCCTGCCATAGCCAAGAAAATAGAAGAAGGCACAGAAAGTGTTAGTGAAGGAGTTAAAACTGCTATGACCGAAGGGTCAACAGAGCTTGCAACAGCATTGCAAGAAGTAATTACTAGTCTTATTGAGCAACTTCGTGAAGCCTGCCACGCTTGTATGTGCCCAGGCCAAGGAGACGGTACAGGTACAGATACAGGTATGCCCGATGGGTGGCATTACGGCCTGAAAGTCCCCGGACAGGAGGGAGGAGGTGTAGGTGCAGATGGTAGTACTGCAGTAGATCCCGTAACGGGCGCACCAGCAGCAGGAGGAATGGATCAACTTCAAGAAATAGAACTTACTGGTGCGAAGAAACAAGATATAGATTTTAGCGGTGGTGATGGACTAGGAGAAAATAAAAGTCCTGTTGATAAATTAAATGAAACAATGAAAGAGTCAAATAAGGTGACTATGAAAGAAGTTGCCGGATTAGGAATGGCGGTTACCGCATTATTAGGTAATAGTAAGGCAGGAAAAGCAGTACAAAAAGTAATGGCAGCATTTTATTTATTTGAAATGGGTAAATCAGTATGGGAAAAAGGAAAACTTCTGTGGGAGAAGCTATTTGGAGGTAAGAAGTTGCTTTCTGAGGGTAATTTGATTGTCGCAACTTGGGCGTTGGTAAAGGCAACTCTAGCAGCCGCTGCTGCAAGTATCGTGCCTGGTGGAAAAACAGGTATATATCCTCCTATGGGGTATGCGACTGGAGGAATAGCAAGAGGGCCAATGTCTGGGTATCCTGCAATTCTACATGGAAATGAAGCAGTAGTTCCTTTACCTAATGGTAAAGATATACCAGTAACATTCCCTAAAGGCGGTGGTGTAGGTGGAATGCAAACCAACAATGTCGGAGTAACTATAAATATGAGTGAGGAAGGCTCCGATACAAGTGTAGACTCTGATGCAGACACGATGGATACTTTAGGGTTGCAAATAGCGGAGATTGTCACACAAAAATTAACAGAGGAAAAACGGGCTGGTGGAATATTAAGTCCTTATGGAGCAGCGTAATGGCAATAGGTTTTCAAATTTCAGGTACTAATATAACTACTGCGACCATTCGTCCCGATAATGATCTTTCTAGGTCTACTAAATCTTTGGCTAGAAAGATGAGATTCGGGGATGGATACGAGCAAAGAGGGAAAAAAGGAATTAATTCTTTACAGGAAACTTACAAAGTACAGTTAAAAAATAGAGAAAAATCCGTTGCTGATGATATTATTAAATTTTTTGATGATAATAATGGAGTAACAAGTTTTAACTTTACAGTACCAGACGAAAATTCAACAAATTCAGAACGTACAATAAAAGTAGTTTGTGAGAACTATAATATTAAATACAATAATGGTACCTATTATACTATAGGCGCAACATTTAGAAGAATATATGCATGAGTACAAATGTAATAACATCAGATTTAGAAAGTTTAGAAATAAACAGTGGACTGGTAAGCCTATTTGAATTACAATACTCTCCTGGGACAGTTCTACGCTTTCATCCCGGTGTAAGCACACAGGTACGGGTCACAGGCATAGCTGGAACACAGATAACTTTAAATAAAGCCCAAACCCTAGCTTCCGGAGTAACACTAACTTTTAGTGGGTATACTACAGCGGGAGCTGTAACTAGTCAACAAACTACAGCTAGTGCTAATGTTAGTAATAGTACTACTCTTAATGTTGCCAGTGCAAATAATTTAAAAGTTGGAATGACAGTTACCGGAACAGGGATAGAAGATACTAACTACGGTCCTATTATTTTTGATGGTGAAACTTATTATCCCATACCTATGCAAGTAGACGGACTTAAACTTAAAAATTCGGGGGCAATGAATCGTCCCACTTTAACATTTGCTAATATTGAGTCTATAATACGGGATACTTCCTTGTTTCAAAATGCGGATGATGGAGGAACAGATGGTATCGCAAATTTCAAATTAGATAATCTACTAGGTAAAACGTTAACTGAGAGAACAACTTTAGAAAAGTACTTGACTATAGATCCAGCGGTATCTGCCTCCAGAGCCATTGTAGAATATCCTAAACGAAAGTATATTATTGATAGAATAAAAAGTAAAACCGCAGATCTAGTAATGTTTGAGCTGGCGGCTCCTTATGATTTAGAAGGAATAAGGTTACCCTCCCGAGTAGTTATAGGAAAATATTGTCCGTGGGAGTATCAAGGTAGAACCTTCGCCACTCCTATAGGGGCGTGTACTTGGCCAACAAACGGAAAAGTTCCTTCCGATGCAGGAAACTCTTATGTATACTTTACCTCAAATGATGAAGCAATTATATGGTGGGGTTTAATTCATAATGTAGGTGGCTCAGTAAAATCGGGGAAAACCTGGGATAGCTCAACTACTTTTAACAGTTCTTCTTTAGTTGCTTTGGCAGCTGACGGGGATTCAAGCCCTTCTTGGAATGAGAGAAGTTATACATACTGGAAAGCTAGGGCAACTAATACTAATTCCGAACCCGCCCCTAATAATAGTAATTGGGAGCAAGTTTTTCTATATAGAGCATGGATAAGCGGAACTACATTCAAAACTCATAGTGTACGAACAGAAAGAAATGATTATGTTATATATCCTGTCACAGGAGCTTCCTCTTCAACTACTAATGGATGGAGTTGGACAGAAACTAGCAGTATATATAGATGCATAGTAGAAACTGATAGTGCTGTTCCTAGTAATACCTCTGATTATTGGGTAAGGGGTGATATATGCGGTAAGTTATTGAATTCATGCAAGAGACGATTTCAAAGTGGTTATGGTCGACAAACACAAACCACAGAAGCTAGTAATACAGTTTTTAATGCCACTGTTCCGCTACCTTTTGGAGGCTTCCCAGGTAGTAGAAAACACAGATAATGGATATAGGTATAATAAAAGAACATTTTGATAAAGAGTTCCCAAGGGAGGGGTGTGGAGTCTTAGCAGTAGTTAAAGGAAAGAAAAAGTGGTTTCCTGTTAAAAATATCTCACCAGAGCCAGATAATTTTATACTGGATTCGGACGAATATATAAAATTACTAGTAACAACAGATATTGTTGGTATTGTACATAACCATATTGGAGATAGTTCAAAACCTAGTCAAGCAGACATAGACTACTGCAACGCTTTGGGTATACCTTACTATATTTTTAGTTATCCCGATATGGAATTAACAATAGTGGAACCTGAGTCAAATGTATCGGATTTATACGGTAGAGAGTATAAATTTGGAATAAAAGATTGTTTTGAAGCAATGCGTGATTATTTAGCAACTAAGAATATTAATATACCTACTAGGGCTGCTTTTGAAGATAATTGGTACAATAAAGGGTTAGACTACTTTTGTCCTGAGATAATAAAACAGTGGGGTCACGAAAAAAAGGAACTAGAAGATTTGAAAGAAAATGATGTACTTATTTTTAAAGTACAAGAAGAAGTAAATAATCATTGTGGGGTATATTTAGGGAATGATATTTTCTACCATCATGCAGTCAACAGACTCTCATGTAGAGAAAATTTGTACCCTTTTTGGTACCCACATTTAGTAGGAGTTTATAGATATGTTGCGTAAAGTATATTTAGAAGGAGAAATGGGGGAAAAGTACGGTAGGGTTGCGGAAGTAAAAGCAGACAGCGTACGAGAGGTAATACAGTATTTACAAGCAAATCATGATACGATTAATAAGTACCTTATTGACTCCACAGAAGAGAGAAATATTGGTTTTGTAGTAAAAATTGCTGATGACTTTGTAAATAGCGAAGAAGAGTTATTATTACCTTTAGAAAAAGGAGATATTATAATTACTCCAACCCCTATGGGAGCTAAAGGAGCCTTTAAAGTTATTGTAGGAATTATAATGGTAGGTATAGTTATGCTAGGCTTTCTCACAGGCCCAGCCTGGGTTTTATGGGCAATAGTAGGAGTAGGCGCGGGGCTCATAATGCAAGGAATAGCAGAGATGATGATGCCCGACCCTGCAACGGATGATGAAGCTCCGGCAGAGGAGGAAGGCTATGTTTTTCAAGGATCGGAACAATCTATTCCTGAAGGCCATCCAGTCCCTATTCTATATGGAGAATTAAGAGTACCGGGACAGCCAATAACATTCAATCTAGAAAATACTTCTGTCGATTTAATTGACCGTAAGCAAAATTCAGTAGGAGGAACAGCAACAGTAGGGGATGACGAGGGTAATTATTATAGAGACTACAGCTTTTATGGGGAGCAGGCACTGTGAGTAGATTTGGTGGATACTGGTCATTACCGGGAGCTGGTCTTAATTCTAGTCCCGAAGCTTTAGCAAAAAGCGGATCTAACGTTCAAGAAGTTAATGTAACTGATATAATTTCAGAAGGCCCAATAGAAGGCTTAGTGAATGGAGAAGCTTCTATTTATTTAGACGGGGACCAATTATCCGATATTAATACTGCAGCATCTATTAGTCCTTTGGTAGATAGTTACGATGCTACTGGTTCTGGTAATCCCGCAAAAAGAATAACTATACCTGCCGCTTCTGGTGCTAATCAGCCGGTTACGGCAACCCTCTTAGACGCAAGTGGAGGCACTACTTATTTAATAGACGAAGCAGAAACGGCAACTAATCCTAGAAAGTCTAGATGGTTAACTATTTTTGGGGTTACTAGTCAACCTATAAGAATTATAGAATATAAACCAACAATAGAACAAACTATTGATTTAACTTCTGTTGGAGGCGGCACCCCCACAATAATGACCCCTGGATATGCTAGGGTGCAAGGCTGGGATAGTAATACTGCACAAGATATATTTCAACAATATCATAAAGACTCTCCCGCAATGTCTGGATTTAAGAATCTTAAGCCTCTTGCAAGAATACAGTCTTCTTCTAAACAAATACTTAAGGGAAGTATAACACAGTTGTATACTAATTCAAACTTTGATACTATTGATAGTAGTGGAGGCGCGCAAGCCGCCCAGATAGATCTTTGGGGTGTTTTTCCTAATGCATACTTAGAAAAAGATGTTTGGAGCTCTACATATTCTACCAGAATAGCTCATTTATATATTGATTGGGTTACTCTTGTGGATATAAAAGTAGTGAATAATAATAAAGTCATTTATATACCGAAATGGACTAATAATTTTAGTATTACTTCTAAACCTTTTTCGTTATCTTCTGAAAATATTCAAAAAGCAGGCACAGGAGCCAGAAGCGCCGCTAGCAACAGTGCCAATGCTGAACAACCTGTAGCGGAGCAAAAGTACCCAGGGTCTTCTTTTGAGTTTCGTACAGGTAACTTACAGCAAGCACCTTTATCACAAATAGGAGGTGTCGGAGTTGCTTCCTTTCCTGTAACTTTAACTAGTTCACAGTCTGAAGTTTTTGAAAGTACAAACCTTATGAATACTACTGCAGAGACCAATCTAACAGCAGGGTACCCTCATGAGGATGATAGTGGTATTGTTACAGGGATGGCTCAAAAAACTATTGTTCTTAGCCAATCCTTTTCCGGCGCCCAGATAAATGAAATAGACGAAATAAAAATTCATTTCGAGTTCCCTAGTGGGCACTATGTTGCTATGGATAACGGGGATGAATACTGGTCTGCCGCTGCTTTTCAAATCTTAGTTTATGCGTCAGAAAGTGGTGGCGCAAACCCAACTGATTGGACAGAAATTACAGGACGACAATACAATTATACAATTATTAATAGGCAGATGAAGAAAAAAAGTGGTGTTTCATATATCTATTCAATACCTATAAGTACGCATTTACGAATGAGGGATTTAAAATTAAGAATAACTAGACTAACTCCTAATGGAAGCTCAATAGATAATCCTTTTCAGCTTGCAGGTACTGGAAATGGGTTCTTAAAGCGAGGAAGTTCTGAGGATGTAGCGGCAGTAGTAAATGATGTCAAAATTTCCCAGATTGTAGCAACAATTTATGAGAAACAAACATATCCGTATACTGCATTAGGGGCGGTTAATTTTACCTCAAAAAGTTTTTCTAGTCCCCCTAAACGAGCATATCATGTAAGAGGTTTAAAGGTAAAAATTCCTTCAAACTACACTCCCAGGCACTTATCTTCTACAGGTAAGGCTATTTATACAGGTATATGGAACGGAGAATTTAGTGATGAGGGCACCAGCAACACAAGCTCGTTAGAAATAGGGACTTACTATACGGATAATCCAGCATGGGTATTTTATGATATATTAATTAATAATCGTTATGGGTTAGGAAAGTTTTTACAGCAACAAGATATAAATAAGTTCCAGCTATACAAAATAGCAAAATATTGTGATGAAGAAGTAACAAATGTAGACGGAACAAAAGAACCACGATTTACTGCTAACTTATATTTAACTAAGTCAAAGTCTGCTTATAAAGTCCTGAAGGATATGGCTACCATATTTAGAGGTATGGTTTACTGGTTAAATGGACAGATACATCCTGTTGAGGACGCACCCGCAACTCCAATTTATAATTTTTCTAAAGCTAACATCATAGATGGTCAGATTCAGTCCGAGACCACCGGAAGTAAAACACGGGCAAATCAATGGACAGTTATATGGAATAATCCGTTAGCTTCTTATAAACAAGAACCGCTTGTTATAGAGGATCGTGCAAATATTTTACAAACAGGTAGAATTATTCCTAAGAAAGCTGTTGCGTTTGGCTGTACTTCCGAAGGTCAAGCAATTCGTTACGGACGATGGAAAGCCTGGACTGCCGTAAATCAAACAGAAATCCTTAGTTTCAAAACTTCTGTAAATGCAGCATTTCTAAAACCTGGAGATGTAATTAATGTTCAAGATGTTGATTCAATGGGTATACACTTTAGTGGAAGAATTACTGCTTCATCAAGTTCGGCTATTACATTAGATCGAGATGTTGCTACAGTCTCCGACGAAGCACAGACAGATGGAGGAAGAACACGAGGTTTTGAATTTGGAACAACAGGAAATGGGTACTCTTATAAATTAACACTATTGTTAGCAGGTAGAAAAGTCATCTCCGAACAAGATGCCCCCATTGTAGTAACTCATGGCGGCACTACTTATACTTATAATAGAGGTGATGAAGTAGCATATGCAAAAGTAAATGGAACTTCCACAGCTTTGGTAGGTACTGACACAGATGAACAAATAGAAAAGAATATTCTTAATGTCGAAGATGATGCTGGAAATCATATTAATCTAGAATTTCGTAATTCCACAGTGGTTGATTCCCGAGATTTTGATTCCACTGATGTTTCAGTGGTTGGAGGAGTCACCCAAATAGCTATAGATAGTGCATTTACAGATACCATACCTCCTAACACAATATGGGCGATTCGTGAAATTTATAATGGAGTTATTACTACCCCTTCTTATAAAGAATACAAGATTTTAGGACTTGAAGAAGATAAAAATAACATTTGGAAAATAACTTCGGTAGAATTTTATAATTCTAAATATAACGCTATTGATGTAGATTATACACTAGCTGTATTGGATCCAGTGAATCCGCCAGAACAAGCCTTTGTTCCCGCCCCCGGTGCTGTTTATATTCTTCAAACTCCTGATTTTAAAGCTCAGATGGACGAACTAACCATTCAATGGGAAGCACCTAAAAATACTGACGGTACGGATTTTACAAATTTATCTAAATATGTTCTGCACATGAATCCTCCTATTGGAGGAGAGGACTTTGTAGAAATTTCAAATGCTTCTGACTTATCATATAGGATTCTTAAAGTACCTAACGGTGTACATAATTTCGGAGTACAAGCCTTTACAACTGGAGGCAAACGCTCAAAAACTACATGGGCTTCCCTAGATGTGTCTGATAAGTATGCAGTATCCTGCTCTAGAACTAAAGAGGGAGTTCCTAGCGGTATTAGAGCAAATACTAAATCGTCAACTACTGGAACAACATGGAGTTTAGTAACTAA